GCATCCATCACGGAAACAGCCATCAAGGGGATTCAGCGGGAAGCCGACAAAGCTGGATACAGCCTTCAGGAAGCCTTGGAGACCTGTTGCAGCAGGGGTTGGGTCGGTTTTAAGGCTGAGTGGGTCAAAACAGCCTCCAAAACGCCTGCAAAGAGCTTTGCCGAGATGGATGCAGAGTTCAAACGCCAGCAGTGGGAAGAGATGGTTGGTCGCAAGCCAGCTACGGTAATCAACGCATTGGAGATTGAAAATGGCAGCAATTGATCGACTTTTTGAGCGGCTGGCCCTGACCTACGGGGCATCGTGGCAGCATTCCCTTGGGGCAGCGCCAATCATGGACATCAAATCCATGTGGGCGCACGAGCTGGGATCTTTCCTGCAAAACCGTGAGTCCATGAATCGGGTGGTCTGGGCACTGGACAACTTGCCAGAGCGCCCGCCAAACGCCATCCAGTTCAAGAATCTGTGCCGCCAAGCGCCTGCGCCTGAGACACCTATGCTGCCGTCTCCTCCAGCAAACCCTGAGCGGGTAGCCGCCGAGTTAGCCAAGCTGGCCCCCCTGCTGACCCAAAAGCAGGAGCATACAGATCCCAAGGCTTGGGCCAAGCGGATCATGCTCGACTACAAGGGCGGTATCAAGCGGCCTGTTGCAGTGGTGCAGATGGCCCGTCAGGCGCTGAACAATGTTTAAGGAGGAGGCGTGAATGAGGCGCAAGAAGGTCAAGGAGCAGATGAGCATAGGCATCGCTGTCTCGTTCGATGGGTCATCAACAAAAGACTTCAAGATCGTGACGCTGCGATGCGATTCCTTAACGGCTACCGTGACATCACTGGGAAGACTGTCAAAGGATGGAATCAACTTCACCCTAAATCCATTTTGGACAGAGATGTCCGAGATCAATGGAAAAAAGGCAACCGAGGTAACAAAGGAGAATGGATATGAACCAGTTTGCTAAGAACATTTTTTCGCAGGGCCAGACCCTGTTTACGCAACTTGAATTTGACAAGGCATTGGCTGAGGCCAAAGATGAGATCATGGGCTACGCCATGCGTGCAACCAGTATGGCAATCATCATGGAGCGGGAAGCCTGCGCCAAGCTGGCAGAGGAGTGCGTGGACATCGAGAAGCTGGCTGACGCTATCCGCAACCGCATCCCAGAGCAGCGCCAATGAACCCGCTCGAGATAACCCTGCCGTGGCCTCCATCGGTCAACACCTACTGGAGAAACTTTGACGGGCGCACGATCATCAGCCTGCGGGGGCGAGAGTACCGCGAGGCCATCCAGAACCTGATCATGGTCAACCACCTGCAAAAGCACTTTGATGGCCCCCTGCGGGTAACCATCGCCGCCTATCGCCCTGACAAGCGCCGCCGTGATCTGGACAACCTGCTCAAAGCAACCTGCGATGCCCTGTGCCACGCTGGGGTGTACGAGGACGACTCCCAGATCCATGACCTGCGGATCTATTGGGCACCAGAGATTGGTGGGATGCTAAAAATAAAAATAGAAGATCTCGAGCAGATGTAATTTTATGTTACACTGGCGATACTGCAATAAGCAGGTAACGAGGAGTGACCATGAGAGATACTGATCCCGACAAGGCTGTTGACTACATCCTTAAACACTCAACCAAATTTGCCGAGGCCAAAGCAGGTCGCGTGTACTTGGAAGAGTACCGCAAGAGTCTCAAAGCAATTTTGATGACCCGCAGCACTGAAAGCGCAGTGACTGCCCAAGAGCGTGATGCCTATGCCCACGACGAGTACCAACAGCTACTTCTTGATTTTAAAAATGCAGTGTTCTTGGAAGAGAAGCTGCGTTGGGATCTGATTGCAGCACAAGCACGGGTAGAGATCTGGAGAACCAAAAGCGCAAATGATCGCGCAGAAGGTAAGGCAACGCTATGAGATTTTTCGACTTTTTAAAAAATCAGCTCAAGGAGCCAACGCCCTTGGAAGTAATCAGCAAAGAGCTGGCACAGGCCCATCTTGACCGCCTCGAGGCTGAGTGGGCTGTTGAGTACAGCTCCGCAGTTCTCGAGCTAAATATGGCTCGTATAGAGCGTTTAAACAACCGCATCAAGGAGTACAAGCAATGAAAGACAACGTAGAGATAGCAAAAGACTACACCGACTGGATGGTCAAGACAGGCGGGTACGCCAAGGACATGACACTGCGCGATCATTTTGCTGGGCAAGTTGCAATTGGATTAATGTCCGAATATTGGAATAGCGATAGCAGAACAGATCCAAGTTTTGAAAATATTTCCAGACAAGCCTATTGGCTGGCAGATGCAATGCTTCAGGAGCGCAACGTATGAATGAAGCAGACAAAAAATACATGGCGGTGTACGTTGAGGAGGAAGAGGTACACGACCCATACGAATTTATCGGCCAGCAGATCAAAGGCATCATCGCATTCGCAGCTATCGTTCTGGGCGTGTGGATGCTAGTTGGGGCGGTGGTGCTGAAATGAACTTAGATCAAGGAAAACTAGCGCAGGGTTTGGCGGACGAATTGCTTGCGCTGATACACAAGTACGACGAGTCGATGTATATACCCACTGTGCTGGGCTGCTTGGAGTTGGTCAAGCAGCAGTTGATTAACGATAGCTTGGAGAATGAGGAATGAGCATGGATGAAATTAAACGCATGGCTTACAAAATTGGGGTCACTGAAGAGGAGTTTGGCCTTGGTGTTAGCTGGAGCGACTTGGAAGACTTTGCCGCCTTGGTAGCAGCGCATGAGCGTGAGGAGTGCGCCAAGATTGCGGAAATTGCAGAGCCGTACCAAGCGGCTGATTTAATCAGAGCAAGGAGCAACACATGACAGGCTACGAATCAAAGAAAGCAGCAGCGCAAGCCAAGTTGCATGAGCAGTACGATGATATGTACATCGTGTACCTTAACGGTGTTTATGACGGCAAGAAGCAGCGCCCTTGGGTGGGGCTGACGGAGGAGGATTGGAAAGAAATTGAAGATATGCCTGATACTTTCGATCAAGGTGTTGCATGGTGCTTGGCTAGACTGCAAAGGAAGAACACATGAAAGAAGAAGTGCTGATAGACGGATTTGAATCGAGACCCATTGGCGACATTGGCATTAAGACATCAGCGGAAAGAATTGAGTTTTCTTCCGACACTGGGTTTGGTAATTTGCTGACGAACCCATTGGTGACCGATAACGGTCAAACAATCGGTGAGCGCAACAGGGCCGAGCTTCATGCTCGGCTGGACGCATGGCTTAATAAAACTTTTGAGGAGAATGTATGACTGAATCAAAAAAAGCGTTGCTCGATAAAGCGAGGTCTCAGTTGGATCACTGCGCTAAAGTCTTAAAGGCAAACGAAATCCTTTGGAATGATCGCTGGAAAGCACAGCCAAACGCCTTTATCCAAATTGCTGACTACACATCAAAAAAGCAGAGAGCGATACGCAAGCCCATCATTGACGATTGGATAGAAGCCCGTAACAAGTATGACGAGTTGAATGCATGAGAGCAGTAACTGAAAGAATTAGGCCTATCCTGACGCAATACGACGAGGGTCTGACAGCACGTCACCTTGCTGCGCTGCTTGGCCTTCCTGCCGACTCCATCAAGCGGGCCATGAAATCCATGCCCGATGTGTACATCGACCGCTGGACATCGCACACCGAGGGCGGCAAGTACGTCCCTGTGTACGTCAAGGTGCCAGTGCCAGAAGACTGCCCACCGCCATGACCAAGGACGAGAAGCGCCACCTGAGCGCCGTAGCCGAGCTTGGCTGCGCTGTCTGCCGCAGGATGGGGTACGAGGGCACCCCAGCGGAGATCCACCACAAACGGGCTGGAACAGGGGCTGGAAGGCGCTCCAGCCACATGGACGCTATACCGCTATGCCCAGAGCATCACAGGGGCAATACGGGCCTGCACGGACTGGGCACCAAGGGGTTCGCCAAGCACTACGGCTACGACGAGGACGATCTGCTGCAAGACACCCGCGCCCTGCTGGGGGAATAAACACGATTAAACGGTGTTCAGTCGCGTTTTATTGGGATCCCGGTATCCCAACGGTTTG